AAACCCATACCGAAGCTATCACGAACTTCTCTCTTGAAGCTCTCCATACCTCCGGGTACTACGATGATCCGAGAGATAAACGTAGAACTTTACAAAATATCGAGGATGCTTGTCGAGCTTACTTACAACATCACAACTTTGGAGCATGGACTCCTTACGTTGACAAAGAGACTGGATTTATCGGGATTGAAGTACCGATCAATCTCCTCATTGAGTGTGATCTTGGACGATTTAGGTTCGTGGGCAAAGTCGATGCGATCATTGATAACAGAGAAAACGGATGCATCGAAGTCCATGAGAACAAGACCGGCAGTCGTATTAATGATGCCTGGGCAATGTCCTTCCACATGTCTCACCAAGTTACGGGCTACATCTTCGCAAGCAAGTTTATCATTTCACCCAAAGAAAGAAGAGATATCAATAGCGGTGTGGTGCATGGATTGCAAATCCCACTTCCTCGTAACGTGGAAATTGGGGGAATTGTTGCGGAGCGAGTTACTAGAAGTGATGAAAACATCGACAGATGGATGAAGTGGTTGCTTGATACGTATAAGACAATTGAAACTTATAAAGATCGTGTGTTAGATAGCCCATTGTATACACATAGTTGCAATCGCTACTTCCAACCGTGTATGTTCATCCCATTCTGTACTATTAGTAGAGATGAACAAGAGGCAATGCTCACAGACGAGTTTAGGGAGGACAAATGGAACCCGTTGACAAACGAAGTAGCCTAGAATGTAACCCCGAAGAACAAGAAGCAGTCGGGATTGATATGGGAATTGCTATTCCTAAAGACCCGATGAAACTAGCCTATGTAGCCGTGCGTGTCAGTGCGAATGAAGTGTTTTTAAGTGTAGATGATGCGAGAGACGTTGCTATGAATTTGTTAGAATGTGCAAAGAGAGTAGAAGAACACAATGAAAAGCAAACGGAGAAGGACAATGGAAGTATTCAGTAGGCTTGAGGATAGGCTGATTGAGGCTGTGAAACACATGCGCGATCAACTGAGTGGCCTCGACGATCCTCCGAGTTACTTCGACCTTGAAATTAGTGTTACTGGTCGAGTGATGGATGGCGAGTTGGAGGTTAAGTTTATCCTCCAGAGTGGTAGCTATGATAAGAAGACAGAAGGAGGTAGTTTGGAGAATACGTTTAATGAGTACATGAGGCGGTTTGATTGGGCGAAGCGTAATGCACCTCTCTGTCTTCCTAAAGTACCAAATGATGGAGAGGAGATATCCCTCTGATGGATGAAGAAACGATAACGATTAAAGGACAAGAGATACGGAGAGCGAGTAATAGCAGTAACCGTCTAACTGCTCTCATATGGGGTCCATCGGGTGGAGGTAAGACAACATTAGCTTGCACACTACCCGGTAGGAAGCTGATTGTTAACTTCGACCCCGATGGTCCTGCTAGTGTAGCTAATCGGGAGGATGTAGATGTTCTCGATTACTCATCTAATACACATGCTATCACTGAGACTTTCAAAAACGAAAATGAACCGCTTGGCCTTACGAAAGCTGTTCTACAACGTTATGATAGTTTCATTATTGATAGCATTACTAATGCTAGTGATAAGTCCCTTGATGCCGGGATCGCTTCTTCATTAGTTAAAGGCTCACAGGTAGAACGCCCTGCTCCGGGTAGCTACCAATTCCGCAACCGTTTAACATTGAAGCTGGTGAAAAATGTCCTCAGACTCACTGGGCAGTATGCTAAACACTGTGTGTTCATCGGACATGAAGATAGTCCAACTACGTCTGACGAGGGCACAGTTCTTTTCGTATCTGTTGCTCTTGGCGGCACACTCCCCAACAGTGTACCAATCGATTTTAGCGAGGTTTGGGGAGTCTACGAGGTTGGAGGAAAAGGACGGCACATTGCTATTCGACCTTGCCGATCTCGAAAACCGATGAAAACTCGTATGTTTCAAACGAGTAAAGAACCCGAATTTCCTTATACGTATAACGCTGATACGAATGAGGGAGACGGGATCGCTACGTGGTGGGAGATGTGGAATTTTAACGAGAAGAATAAAATCCCACTACCCGGTACTGCTGAATATATAAAGATAAAGAAAGCAATGGAGATGTAACATGGCAAAGAAGAAACCACCTAAATTACCTTTAACTGGAAATGTGCCTATTGAAGATCAATTTGAGCGACAAATACCTCCACAAGACCTTGTATCTGACATTGACGATTTAGCTAAATCTAGTGGCTTGACAGCCGATTTACCGAAAGACACTATTAACAAGTCAACACAAAAAGGACAGCCAATGATTAACGACGACGAACTTGGTAGCATCATCGAGTATACTGATGACATCGATGACGCAGAAGCACCGCTTCCACTCCCTGAGGGTCAGTATGAAGCGGAGATTAAAGCTGTAGAAGCGAAGATGAGCGGAAATAATAAGAAGTACGCCGCTGTTTCGTTCTACCTTCCCACTGATGCATTCCCTGCTGACTATCCGCTTGAAGAAGCGCCTGACGGTTTGGTATTGATCTACCGTAAGCTTTCACTTGAGAATAATAAGATGTCACGTTTCAACTTGAAGCGGTTCATTCAGAACATTGGTGCGCCCCCGGTGGGCCGTTCGCTCGATCTCACTCAATGGGTCGGGTTGAAGGCAAAGATCGTCATCAAGCACGATACTTGGGAAGGTACGAAGCGCGCTACTGTTGACAAAGTGGTCGCTTCGTCTTAGTATTCATTGCACTCTCACATGAGAGAATAAAATGTCCAAACAAACGAGGAGTACTAAAATGGCTGAAGCGAAACGCACTCGCAAGTCGAGTGGCCCGCGTCAGATGAAGCCTTCTTACCTTGTGTATAAGGGTGAGAATATCGAAATCCTTGCATTGTCGAAGGATGCATTTGAAATCCTCCGTCTGTCCCAAGGTGACGACACTGTGAAGTATGTTGATGTTTCGCAGTTCGTCAAGAAGAAGCCCAAATTGTCTGTTGCTGCGTAAGTAAGTAGATGAAAGCGTAGCGATAAGGAGGGGAGACGGTCTAAAGGGAAACGTCTCCCCTCACTTCCCTTACACATATAAGAGGTGAAAGATGACAGCCCTTCCTGTAGAGCAGGATGATGGGCTTCTATTTGACATTAAACAGAGACAAGCAATTGAAATTTGCACCAGTCCACAGAATAGAATTGCTAGTGTTACGGGCTGTGCTGGTACTGGCAAAACGACTATTATACAGAGAGTCGCAGAGCTTCTACTGGAGGATGGTAAGTCAGTCATCTGCTGCGCGCCGACAGGTAAAGCAGCACGTCGCATTAGAGAGGCAACTGGACTTCCAGCTATCACAATACATAAGCTACTTGAGTTCCCGAAACCTCACGAAAGAGATGAGAAGACGGGACAACCACTCAATCAAACAGAGCCACAAAGGAGACAATTCCATCCGATAGATCAAGATGTAGTTCTTTGTGACGAATATGCGATGGTTAATCATAAATTGAATAGACAATTGATAAATGCCCTCCCAAATGGTGGTTTGCTTCGCTGTTTTGGCGATATCAACCAACTCCCCCCAATCGAAGAGTACAAGATCAAAGCTGAAGGCTATGAGATGACCCCATTTCAGAGCCATCTGAAGACGTTTCCAAGTGTAACGCTTGAACATGTGTATAGGCAAGGTGAAGGTAGTGGTATCTTCTCTAATGCCTTTGGTATCGTGAAGGGTAAGATACCAAGTAAGAAGGATGACTTCCATCTACAGTTTACAAGTATGCCTACGAAGGTGATGGAGGAATTTGTATATCGACACAGTGATACGTATAAGAGTATACGAAATCAGATCATCGTGACTGGTAATAAGGGATGGATAGGTACGTATGAACTTAACGTTAGAGTACAGTGCATCCTTAACCCTGATCCCGATAAGGCATTCGATCCTCCGAGACATAAATGGCACACAGATAAGTGCATCACGTTGGGTATTGGGGATAAGGTTGTATGTACCGAGAACACCTACGACACAAGAGACTTCTTCGAACGCTACTACTCATTCAAGGAAGATGGAACACCTGAGCCTTACAGCTACATTGACCCACCAGATACTTGTATGATGCTTAATGGTGAGACTGGATTAGTGAAGGATATCCACACTAGAGGAGATACAGTAGAGGCATGTGTCATTGACTTCGGTGATAGAGAGGTAACGATACCGTATACGATACATGAGAAGAACCAGCATAATGGAAGCATCTTTCAAACATCCCACTTACGTAACATTGATCTTGGATATGTCCTAACGACGCACAAGTGTCAGGGTAGTGAGTTCGATGAGATTGTCTACGTCCTGAATAAGTCGAGTAAGTACACACAGGGACGTAAGAACCTCTACACAGCAGTAACTCGCGCTAGGAGAATGGTTACAATAGTGACTGATAGCACATCACTAAGTTATAGTATGTGGAGGGATCAATGAGCGTGGAGACTGACAAACACACAAAACACGTCACATTCCACTGTGATAACTGTCCTGAATACTTTACAATAGATAGTAAAGAGTTTCGAGAGACACTTGAAGCTATGAAGAAGGCGAAGTGGGCCTATAAAAAAGAAGACGATGATGGATGGTCACATTATTGTCCATCATGTAAAGATTGAGGCGTAGATGCGGCGCGAGACAACTCGCGCCGCTTTTCTGTAGGAGTGGACAATGCCTAATTACCTTATAGTAGTGATGAACGGTCCTCCACATAGTGGTAAGTCTACCATTATAGATAAACTAGTAGGAGGTAGTCACCCATACGGTAAAGTAGATGCCGGCTACTACACATGCTGGCACGAACGAATGATTAATCCGGTAAGAGATGCCGTGATGGCTATGTTCAGTCTCGATCAGTATAGCTTCGAGGCTTATAAAGATGATCCGATACTACTTAATGGTATGTCACCACGTAAGGCGGTAGTAGATGCCGATCGATGTCTACGTGTCGCGCTAGGGAGAGAGTATCTAGCTGAGATACTGACTAAGGAGATATACAAGACGCTATACAAGATGCCTAAGTCTAACGCGATAGACCCAACACACGTCTTCCTAGTAGACTGTGGCGTTGAGGCTGAGTTTCAATTCTTGAAGAATGAATTTAAGGATAGAGTGAAAGTCTTATACGTATATAGAGAAGGTCGATTTGAATTTGACAAGGGTCGCGTACAGTTAAGTCAGCGCGATGGGACCATATACAATATCACCGGACAGTTAGCGACAGCAGTCAGTGACGTACTGCTGTTTATAAATGATTGGATGGAGAAGGGTTATGATAAGTTCAATGCAGGAGCTACATCAGGAGTTTCTCAAGAGGGCGAGGAGCATAAACCTCAAAGTTGATTGTGCAATGGATGGTACATTTAGCAGTCAGATTGCTATAGTAGGTGAAGCTCCTGGACCACGAGAAGTACAGTTGAAAGTCCCATTAGTCGGTGGGAGTGGTGGACTGTTGTGGTCTACATTAAAGAAACATTCGATGCATCGTAGTGAGTTCTACATCACCAATGTAGTGAAGAGACAGTTAGCCTTGAGCGGTCTTGAGGAGAATAGTCGTGTCGAGTTACCTAAAGTGGAGGTCGATCATTGGGTAGGTATGCTTAGATGGGAACTGTCGTGTCTTCCTAATCTGAAATATGTACTCATATTGGGTAATATGGCGCTAACTGCACTACTAGAGAAGAAAGGCATCACTAAATGGCGAGGTTCAGTCGTAGACTTTGAGATGCTGTCACTAGCGGACAGTCAACCACGTACATATAAGGCCATAGTAGCGAACAATCCCGCAGCAGTGTTGAGAGAGCCGAAGACTGAGATTGCATTCTTAATGGATATCGCCAAACTACCAAAGGTTATCAGTGGTAAGTGGTCGCCGTATGTAATAGAAGGCATAGTGTGCTATGACTACAAATCCGCGATTGAAAGGATTAAGTACTACTCCCAGACTGACAACCCAATCAGCTTTGATATCGAAACGGGAGGAGGGGAAACCGCGTGTATCGGGTTGGCCGATCATAAGCATATTGGGACTTGTATTCCATTTAGAGGGATCA